TGAGACGGCCCGGCGTGGCTCCGTGGAAAGGAATCGGCTCCCGTCCTGAGATAAGGACGGGAGCCGTGTCGTGCGCCGCCAGGGACTCGAACCCCGAACCCGCTAGTAATGAGTCGCTTACCGCGCGTTGGGTGCTGGCAGCATGAAGCGCCGCCACCGAACCCCCAAGCTGTTCCGGGTCGTTCGTGAGGAACACGTGCGGGTCGTGTTCTACGTCGAGACGACAAGCGGCCTCAAGGCGCGCCAGACACCAACGCCGGCCTTCGCCAAGAGGATGACGTGGCGCGAGACCGTAGGCGAGGCGTTGGAGGTCTATTCGCTACCTGGTGGCGAACAGGCGATCGGCTATTCGTGGTCGACCAACGAACAACCCTCGCGGCCGTCGCTCACCGCGCCGGGCTGCGGGACGGCGTGATGAGCGCGCCGCGGGGAGCCGTGCGGCTCACGAAGCTGGAGGACGGGTCCTGGCGGGTCGATTGCCGCGCGTGTGGCTGGTCGTCGCCTGCCCCGGAGTTCCGCCATTGCCGGGCCGGCGCGGACGAGGCTGCCCGCTATCACCGGTGGGCGTGCGACGGTGGCGCGCGATGAAGCGGCGGCGGGAGCGGGAGATCCCGGAGTACGCCGGCGCGGTGCGGCGCATGATCCGTTCCCACGGCAGGAAGGTCGGGGACGCCGACCCGGAGGACCTGGTGGACCTGGTGGCGCTGCGGGACGTGGTTGACGCGGCGATCGCGGACGCCGTCCAGGGTCAGCGGGACGCCGGGTTCAGCTGGGCCCAGATCGGCCGCGGGTTAGGCATGACGAGGCAGGCCGCGCAACAGCGTTTCGGGGAGCGGCGTCCGGTGCTCACCGTGCTGCCCGGGCAGGTAGACCTCTGGTCATGACTACCCCACAGACGACGATTGAGAGTTACCGGTGCTGGATGGTCGCGGCCGGCCGGCCCGAGACGACCGTCCGCCTGCGCTGCTACCAGCTGGGCCGCGTTCGTGATGACCTGGGCGACCTCTGGGCCGCGTCCACGGACGACCTGGCGGAGTGGATTGCCGGGCACCGGTGGGCGCCGGAGACGATGCGCAGCTGGAGGGCTGCCCTGACCGGGTTCTACCGGTGGGGCATCACCACCGGAAGGGCGACGTCGAATCCCGCGGCGGAGTTGCCGGTTGTCCGGGTGCCGCGCCGGGTCGCGCGTCCGACGCCGGAGGACGCCATCACGGCGGCGCTGGCCGGCGCCGATCAGCGGCTGTGGCTGATGATCAGCCTGGCCGCGCGCTGCGGGCTGCGGCGGGGCGAGATTGCCCAGGTCGCCGGCCCCCACCTGCTGGAGGACGAGCAGGGGCCTGCGTTGGCCGTGCGGGGCAAGGGCGGCAGGGAGCGCATCGTCCCGGTTCCGCGGGACGTCGCGGACCGGATCAGGGACCTCGGGCGCCGCCACGACGGCGGCTGGGCGTTCCCCGGCCAGATCGACGGCCACCTGTCGGCGCGGCGGGTCGGGGAGCTGGTCGCCGAGGCGCTCCCGGGCGCCTGGACGTGTCACACGCTGCGGCACCGGTTCGGGACCAGGTCTTACGGCGCGAGCCATGACCTGGGCGCCGTCCAGGAGTTGCTGGGCCACAGCAAACCCGAGACGACCCGGATCTACGTCGCGATCCCGCCGGCGGCGCTGCGGGCCGCTACCGCCTGGGCGGCATGATGGGGCTCGGCCTGACTCGCTGCCCCGACAGTTCGCGGGCAGGCCGAACGGCCCCGGCAGGTGACCAGCCTGCCGGGGCCGCTTTTCGTTCAGGCGCCGGAGACCCGCCGGCGGAGTTCCTGGACCTCTCCGGTCAGGCGGTCGTCCATTCGGCCCATGTCGGTCCTGACCTCGCCGATCTGGTGGCCGAGGCTGTGGACGCCGTCCAGGACGGCGGCCAGCGTGATCTCCTGGCGGTCCTGGCTGTCCCGGAGGGTTGATCCAGAGTTGCGTTCGGAGACCTGGTGTTTCGTCTGGCGGGCCCAGACGGCGGCGAGGACGGCGGCGACGCCGGCGAGGATGCCGCCGACGTCGAGCACCCAGCTCACTGCTGGTTGTCGGCGGGCATGCCGGTGGTCGTGGTCGGATCGGTCTTGGCGGTGGCCATGCCCAGGACGCTGGCGACCAGGTAGAGCCACGCGGCCGCCTGGTCGCCGGTGATCAGGCCGTAGGTGGCCAGGATGGCCACAGCGGCGGTGGTGACGCCGTATGCCCACCGGCGGCGGCGTGGGGTGAGCTGGGCTTCGAGCTTGTCAAGCATGGTTGACGGGTCCTTTCTGTGGGGGTCAGATGCGGTAGCGGGCGTAGCCGGTGACGGCGGCCGAGGCGGTGAAGTTGTTGCGGGCGTTGAGGGTGCCGTCGGGGTTGATCTGGCCGGCGGCGGGCCGGTCGCCGTAGGCGCCGCCGCCACAGGCGGCGGACCTGGCCTCGGAGGGTCGGTAGCCGGCGGGGATGACCGCGGCGGTGGTGACGCTGTTGAGCGTGCCGAGGCTGCCGGTCGCGAAGAAGACTTCGACGTCGGTGCCGCCGGTGACCCGGTACCAGCCGGTGACGCCGCTGTTGCTGAACGCGACCTTGCCGGTGGTCGCGGTCAGGGACGCGACGGCGGCCTCGGCGGCGGTCTTGGCGGTGATCGCGGCGTCCCGGGCGGCCTGGGCTTGCGCCAGGAGGGCGGTGACGGCTGCGGAGGGTGAGCCGAGCAGTTCGATCCGGTCGGCGATCGCACGGGTGTACGCCGGGTAGATGTAGACGTAGTTGTTGTCGTCCAGGTAGGGGGTGCCCTGGGCGGTGGTGTTGATGGTGGCGTCAGGCATGGTCGGGGTCTGGCTCTCCTACTGGCTGTTGCGTGGGTTGGGTCGGAGGATGGCCCGGAGCCGGGCGGCGGTCATGGCCCTGCTGTAGACGTAGTGGTTGACGGTGTCGAGGTGGGCGAACTGGGCCACGGCGTAGTGGCCGGGGCTGGTGGGGTCGGTGAGGGTGTCGGTGTCGGGGAAGTCGGACCAGCGGACGGGCCGGACGCCGGCGAGCCGGGCCGGTTCGAGGCCGGCGTCGAGGGTGAGCCGGCCGTCGGCGATGGTGAGGGTGGCGTCCCGGATGGCCTGGAGGGGTTCGAGGTCGACCGGGCCGCCGTCGATCGCGAGGACGGCGGACATGCGCCCGGGGATGGCGATGAGCGCTTCGACGGTGGCCGGGTCGAGCTGGTCGAGCAGGATCGGCACCTGCCCGGACAGGACGGGGGTGGGGGTGGTGTTCTCCGCCAGAAGGTGAAGGATCTGGCGGCGGAGGGCGCTGGAGGCCAGGGTCAGGATGGCGTCGGTGGTGATGGCGGTGTCGGCGCTGCTGGTGGAGACGCCGGCGTTGGCGTAGCGGGTGGTGATCTGGGCGCCGGTGGCGTCCTTGGTGGTGACGGTGACGCCGGTGAGCATGGTGGACCGGTCGACCTGGCGGGGTGCGGCGCCGACAGCGGCGGCGGCGATCGGTAGGGGGATGGGGGTGGTGACGGCGCTGAGGTAGCCGGGGGTGACGTCGCCGGAGCCGTACACGAACGGGTAGGTGATGCCCCGGCCGAGACCGCCGCCGTGGATGAGTCCGGTGGCGCCTTCCACGACCAGAGTGGGCAGGGAAGCGTAGGCGCGCTGGATGAGGTCGAGGGCGTTGTCGGAGTCGATCGTGAGCGGCGCCTGGGGCCCTTGTGCGGGCAGGAGCGCGGCGGGGTCCAGGAGCTGGATGGGCGCGGCGGCCTGGATCGCGGTGAGGCGGTCGCCGATGAACTGGTTCGGCCAGGTCTGGCCGGTGATCGTGGTGGCGGCGGCGCGGCCGACGATCGTGGCGCACGTGATCGAGTGCTCCCACCGGCCGCGGGTGTCGGGGCCGGTGTAGGTCATGGACTCGACCCAGCCGTGGGCGACCAGGACGGCCGGCCGGCCGTTGAGGCTGAGCGACAGGCTCAGTTCGGAGTCGAACGGGACGGCGAGCAGCTCGGCGGCGCGGAGGACGACAGTCACCCGGCCGGCGTTCTGGTGGTCGCGGACGGAGCTCCGGCCCCAGGTGACCGTGGCGGCGCGAATCGCGGACGTGTCGCCGGCGATCGCGTCGTCCCGGTCGTCGGTGTTGATGGTGACCGCGGCTCCGCCCGGGGGTCGCAGGGTGAGGGTGGTGGTGATGCTCACGGCAGCACGACGTCCCCGAGCTTGACGACGCCGCGGACGCGGGCGTCGGTGTTGATGATGGACCGGAGCTGGTCGGCGACGGCGCGGGCGTCCAGGGCGCCGTTGACGGTGATGTTGACGGTCACCGGGGCGGACCTGGAGCGTCCGGCCGGGCCGGCTGTGGCCGTCAAGTCGAGGTTGACGCCGGAAACGTTGTCCTGGACTGCCTCGGAGAGTCCGCGCATGGCGGCGGTTGCGAGGCCTGTGCCGGCCGTGATGCCTTGGGCGAGGCCGGCCGACAGCTGGCGGCCCATGCCGGCCATCAGGGTGGACGGCGAGTGGATGCCGAAGAAGTCCCGGAACCAGTGTTCGACGTTGCCGACGAACCCGGCGATCTGGTCCCTGATCCAGCCGACCTTGTCGGCGATCCCGTTCCACAGGCCGTTGATGAGGTCGCGGCCGGCGCTGACGAGCCGGGTGGCGAGGCTGCCGACGCTGCTGGCGATCCGTTCGCCGATGCCGCCGAGCCAGCCCACCACGGTCGTCCAGGCCCGGGTGATGCCGTCCTTCAGTCCGTTGATGAGGGCGGTTCCGCGGCTGGCCAGGAGCGTGCCGAAGCCGGCGAGGGCGCGGCCGATGCTGGAGCCGATGCCGGCGAACCAGGCGACCAGGCGGCGGACGCCGGAGCTGACGACGTCGCCGATGATCTTCCAGGCGAGGACGAACACTGAGCGGATGGTGTTCCAGGCGCCGGTGATGACGCCGGTGATGGTGTTCCAGACGCCGGTGAGGATGGCGACGATGCCGTTCCACACGCCGGTCCAGTCGCCTCGGAACGCGGCGGTGAACGTGGCGATGACGGCCCGAATGGTGTCCAGGACGGGGTTGATGACGCCGAGGATGGCGGTCCACCAGGTGGTGAGCACGCCGACGATCTGGGGGCCCCACGCCTGCCAGATGCCGGTGATGGTGTTGACGACGGCGTTGACGGCGGCGCCGACCAGGTCGAGGGCGCCGGTGACGATGCTGCCGATGGTGCCGAAGATCTGACGGACGATCGGGAGGGCCGGCGCCATGCCGGTCCGGATCTGGGTGATGACGCCGACGACGATGGGGGCGACACGGTTGAACGCGCTCTTGAGCGTGGCGCCGAGGCCGACCAGGGCGGGCATCAGGGTGCCGGTGGCCCACCGGCCGAGGTCGGCCATGACGTCGCTGACGGTGGACAGCACGCCGGCGGCCTGGCCGCCCGGGGTGGTGAGGTTCGACCAGGCCGAGGCGAGCGCGCCGCCGACGACGCCGGCGACCTGGCCGACGACGCCGGCGACCTGGTTGAGGATCGGCATGACCTGGTCGTTGAAGAAGGCCATGACGGTGGTGACGGCCGGCAGGAGCATGGTGCCGATGCTGGCGGTGAGGTTCTCGAACTGGGCGCCGGCGACCTGCTGCTGATGGGCGAGGGTGTCGGTCTCGCGGGAGAAGTTGCCCTGGGCTTTGCGGGTCTGTTCCATGATGAGGGCGAGAGTCGCGGCCTGCTGGGCTTCGTTGGAGAGGCTGCCGCCGACCTTCTTGTAGCCCAGCTCGGCGGCTTTGGCGTCGATGCTGGACTGCTTGAGGCTGACGCCGTATTTCTCGATCGGGTCCCGTTCGCCTTTGAGCGCGGACGACAGGGCGCCGACGGCGTCCTTGGTGCTGCCGCCGAACATGCTGGACAGGTCGGCGCCCAGCCCGATCAGTTCCTTGGTCTTGGGGCCGAGCTTCTTCATCGAGGTACCGCCGTTGGCCAGCTGGGTTCCCATCAGGGTGGCGAGTTCGTTGAACTCGTTCTTGGTGAGGCCGACGTCGGTGGCGGCGCTGTCGGCCCACTTGTGCATCTGTGCGGCCGACTTGCCGAACACGGTGTCGACGGCCCCGATCGACTGCTGCAGGTCGCCGGCGGCCGAGACGGCTTTGGCGCCGTAGGCGATGGCTGCGGTGGCGCCGGCGGCGAGAGCGACCTTGGCCAGACCGCCGGCCCGTTCGAGCAGCCCGACCTTGCGCGTCGCCTGGTCGAAGCCTGCGGAGGCTCCCTTGGCGTCGCTGACGATGCGGACTGCCAGGACGGCGGTCTTGCCCATGTCATTCCTCGGTTTCGTGTTCGAGCAGGTCGAGAGCGGTGGCGAGCCAGATATCGTCCAGGGCCAGCCATCGTTCGGGGTCGATGCCGGAGCGGATGGCGAGCGCTGTGACGGCCCGGCCTAGGCTGCCGGGCCCGAAGTAGGGTCCTCGGGCTCGGCGGGGTCGGCGGCGGTGTCGTCGAGCTGCACGTCGAGCACGTCGGCGAGGAACTCGGTGTAGCTGCCGGTGTAGGCGCCCAGGCGTTCCAGGGCGGCCCAGGCGAGGAACCCGGAGGTGGTGAACGGCTGGCGTTCGCCGTCCCAGCCGCGGGCCTTCATGGTCTTCTCCAGGCGGAGCCGATCACCGTAGGTGATCCGGACGTCCTCGTGGACGACGCCGTTGGTGAGCTCAACGTTGGCGTAGGTGGGTTTGAGCGCCATGCTCAGAGTCCTTTCACTTTGTCGACGGCCCGGTTGACCGCGGCCATGTAGATGGGCTGCCAGGTGGGTTCGGTCTGTTGGGCGGCTCGGCTGAGCCACGGGTTGGGGCGGATGTGCCGGGAGAACCAGCCCCAGTGGATGGGGGCGGCGTAGGGCACGGCGGCTTTGCCGGCGCGGACGATGGCGGCGGTGGTGGTGCCGGAGCTGCGGACGGTGCCGGCGAGGGCCCCGGTCACCCGGGGAGCGCCGGCGCCGCCGCTGCCGGCGACGATCTGGGCGGCGGCGGCGTGGGCCGCTTTGAGGTCGCTGAGGTCGTCGCCGGCGGCTTTCAGGGTGGAGCGGAGCCGGCGGGCCCCGTCCACCTTGATTCCAGCGTCACCGGGCATCGTCAGGCGCCGGTGGCGTCGAAGTACTCGTAGTCGCCGACGCCGGTGAAGCTGAACTCGGTGGTGTTGCGCTTCTTGACGTCCCCGCCGAACTTCACTTCGGAGATCTCGCAGACACCCTTGGCGGCGAGGACCTCGCCGGTGGTGGGCACGTACTCCCAGGCGATCGACTGGCCGGCGTGGGTCTTGCACCACACGATCAGGCTGGTCATCGAGCTGTAGTCCTGGAAGAACTCTCCGGTGAGGGTGTAGTCGCCGTCGGTGACCCGGCCGCCGTCGAGGACGGCGGTGGAGTCGCCGTCTGCGGGTTCGAGGGTGACCTTGGTGACCTGGGCGCCGAACTCCTGGGTGGTGCCGGCGGCGCCGAAGGTGAGCCGGCCGGGGCCGAGCTTGGAGGCCTTGGTGGTCATGGGTTGGTCCTTTCTAGAGGTCGTATTCGTGGGTTGCGGTGGCGATGTAGGCGCCGTAGACGCCGCCGGTGGGGCGGGCCCATTCGGCGGGCCGGACGTTGTCGAGGTCGAAGTCCTCGGCGATGGTGTCGCGGAGCTGGTCGAGGGCGTCCCAGGCGGCGAGCAGGTCGCCGGCGCCGGCGGCGATCAGGGTGAACGTCCACTTGGCTTCGGCCTGGTGGTAGGTGGTGTAGGTCACTTCGGGCGGGCCGATGAGGATGGCGTGCCGGCCGTTGGCGAGGCTGCTGTCGGCCGCGTCGGCGTTGAGGTGGACGTCGACGCGGGCGCCGGCGATCTTGTCGTTGCCGAACTGTGCGGTCATGGCGGCGGCGAGCCGGCGGGCTTCGGCGAGGTTCACGCGAACCCTCCGGGGAGGTAGGGGGCGAGGATGGGGTAGGCGGCGGTGAGGGGGTCGCGGGCGAGCCGGACGGGGGCGGGGTTCTCGCCGGTGGTGAACATGGCGATCCCGCCGCGGGCCTGGCGGCGGTAGTGCAGCTCGGCGGCGACTTCGAGGACGGCCCGGTAGTGGGCGTGGTCGGGGACGTCGGCGCTGTGGCCGGCTTCGTGGGCGACCACCATGCCGGCCGCTTCGGTCAGGCACTCTGCCAGGTAGGGGGCGCCGTCGCCGGCGGCCTGTGCGTCGGTGAGGCCGACGTAGAGGCCGAGGGCGGTGGCGTCTGGCTGCCTGGCGGCCGGCATGGTGGTCATGGGGGGGTCAGGCCTTCTTGACGGCGCGGAAGGCGGACGGGCCGGTGACGTAGTGGGCGGCGTACCCGTAGACGCTGAACGCGCCGGTCAGGTTCGTCACGTCGCTGTCCTGGAGGCGGAGCGGCGCGCCGGCGGACTCCTGGACGACCAGGGCGGACGACGCGAACCCGGAGATGTGCTTGCCGGCCTGGCCGGGGAACATCACGAACGGCAGGTGCAGCATCTCGCCGGACGCCTTGGGCAGGGCGAGGGTGCCGATCTTGTCGGTCGGCGCGGCGCTGATCTGGAGGGCCTTCTTGCTCTCGCCGAGGGCGGCGAGCGAGCGGAACACCGTCTTGGACAGCAGCAGGCCGTCGAGGGGCCAGTCGGATTCGTCGGCGGCTTCGACCAGGTCGAGGACGATCCCGATCCACGCGTCGACGGTGAGCGCGTCGAGTTCGGCGGCGACGGTGACGGTGGGGGTGGCCTCGGCGGCGGTGATGGCGGCGGCGGCGATGGTGCGGGTCACGGCTTCGATGGTGCGGGCGTAGCGGCGTGCCAGCGCCGACCAGGTGAGGTCGAGCAGGCTGACGGGGGCCCGGTCGATGGCCTTCTGGCTGAGGCTGGACCAGCCGCCGTACGTGTCGATGCTGGCGTTGGCGGTGTCCAGCTCGACCTTGCCGAACGCGAGCGTGTCGCCCTCGGCGGCCTGCTTGGTGACCTGGGTGGTGTCTTCCTTCACGAAGCCGTATTCGAGCGTGTTGCCCTTGGCCGGCAGGTCATGGCTGTAGGTGAACAGGTTGGTGATGGGCTGCTTGGCGGTCATGTCCTGGTGGAGCATGCCGAGCCAGTTGGGGACGTCGACGCCGTCACCGAAGGTGGCGCCGGTCCAGGCACGCATGAACGCGGCCGCGTTGGCCTGGTCGTCGGCGGCGGTGCTGGCGGCGGCCTTGACGTACTCGCCGAAGCTGCGGAACTGCGGGGGCGGGGTGGGGTGGTGGTGGCCGGCGCGGAGCTGGTCCAGGGCGCGGCTGAGGTCGGTGACGGTGCCGGTGAGGGTGGCGAGCTGGGCGCTCAGGTCGTCGGTCATGGTGCGGTCCTCCTGGTGGGTGGTGGTGGTGTGGGGCGGCTGGTGGCGGACGTCGGTGATCTGGGCACCGTCGTAGGCGGGGAAGGTCACGAGCGACACTTCGCGGACGATCACCTTGGTCCAGTGGGTGACGCCGTCCTCGTCGACGCGGTACTCCCGCGGCTCGAAGCCGATCGACAGGCGGGTGATGACGCCGTCCCGGAGCAGGGTGTACGCCTCGGCGGCCTGGGCGACCTCGGAGAGCCGGCCGGCGACGTGCCAGCCGTCGTCGGTGTCGGTGACGGCGGTGACCAGGCCGATGGGCTGGTGCCGGTTGTGCTGCCACAGGACCAGGCAGCCCTGTTCGTGCAGTTCGATGCTGCCGGGGTCGAACGCTTCGAGGTAGCCCCAGCCCAGGTCGATCACCTGGTTGTAGGGGACGCCGATGCCCTCGAACTCGCGGGCGGCGGCGTCGCCGGCGGCCCGGGCGGTCAGGGTGAGGCTGAGCGGCTGGGTGAGGTCGCGGACGAGTGTGGTCATGCTGGCTTTCTGGCTGGTAGGTGTTCGATGGCGCGGACTTCGTCGGGGTCGAGGAACCCGGCGTCGATCCCGATCTTGTGGGCCTCGTAGCGGGTCTTGGTGTCGGTGCGGAGCAGGCCGTCGAGGTTGATCCGGGCGACCTGGCCGCGGGGCAGGAGGCTGGTGAACGCCGCTTCGATTTCGTTGAAGTAGCGCATCATCGTGAACCTGACGAACGAGATTTCGTCCTGTTCGAGGTTGGCGTAGGTCTGGCTGTCGCCGGACGGCGAGGCGAGCATGTGGCGGGTCGGGATGCCGAACATGCGGGCGACGGCGACGACGTTGAAGTCCTGCGCTTCGAGCCACTGCATTTCCTCGGGCTTGAGCAGCAGCGGGCTGTAGCGGAGGCCGGAGCCGAGCACGATGGGCCCGTTCCGGAAGGACTGCTTTTCGACGAACGACGCCTTGTAGCGGGCGGCGGTCGCTTCGTTGATCTGCTGGTCGCTGGTGAGCTGGCCGTTGGGTACCTGGCCCTGGTCGAGCCAGTTGTCGGCCCACCGGCGGAGTTCGATGGCGCCGGTGACGGTGGATGCGCAGGCCTGGATGGGGCCGAGGCCGTGGAGTTTGCCGGGTCGTCGCATCAGCTGGAGGTGGCTGACGCCGCCGAACTGCCGGACGCCGTCGATGCTGAACCAGCCGTCCGGGAGGGGTTCGACCTTGAGGGGGTCGAGCACCTTGAGGCCGGTGACGCGGCCGGACGGGTCGAGGTAGTGCTTCCAGAACGCTTCACCGCGCTGGGCCATGCTGCCGGTGGTCTCGGCGAGGAACGCGGGCCGGTGGCTGAACACGTCGGGGTTGTCGACCAGGGCGGGGCGGGGGATCAGTTCGTCGCCTCGCCACACGTCCAGGGTGAGCTGGCTGGCGGCGGTCTGGAGCAGCAGGACCGCCCGGAACACGGAGTCGAGCGACAGGGGCGGGTCAACGTCGCGGCGGGGCGGGCGGACGTCGGGGGCGAACGGTGCCGGGTCGCCGTCACCGGTGCGGACGACCAGGCCGAGGGCGGCGGCGGCTCGGATCAGCGGGTTCTGCACGCCTCACATCGTCCGCAGATCGAAGACATTCGCGTCCCGGTCGGCGTGTCGGCGTGTCGCGCGTGCGGCGGCGTCGCGGGCCCGGTGGCTGGTGGGGTGCGTCTCGGCTTCGTGCGCGACGGTCTGGCGGTGGGCGGCGGCGGGGGTTGTGACGGTGACGCCTCGCCATCCGCAGGTGCACACGGGCAGGAGGCTGGTGGGGCTGCGGTCGATCCTGGTGTGCATCAGAGAACCTGGTCTGTCATGGGCTGGGTGGCGGCGTAGTGGGCGGCGAGGGCGACGGCCCGGAGGCTGTCGATCGGGCCGGTGGAGTTGTGGACGTCGAAGGCGATGGCGCCGCCGAGGTTCTTGACGACCAGGTCGCGGGCCTGGTCGGTGAGCGTGGGGGTGTCGTCGTGGTGGAGCCGGCCGGCGGCGATGGCGTCAAGGGTCCATTGACACGCGCTGGCGTAGTCGCGGGTGCTGCTGGGGTCGAGCCAGAGGGCGTGGTCGGCGGCGGCGAGGTCGGCGATCAGGGATCGGGTTGGTCCGGTCGGGTCGGCGCGGATGACGCGGGGGCCGGCGGCGTCGAGCCGGGCGAGGACTTCGGGCACCCATTCGATGCCGGGACGGCTGGCGAGGATGCAGACGAGGACGTGCCCGGCCCGGTCGGGGTCGGGCCAGGCGGCGGCGATGGTGGCGGCGCTGCGGTCGATGGCGAGGTCGACGGCGAGGGCGACGTTTTCCAGGGCGGGCAGTTGGGCGGGGTGGACGCCGCCGAGCCGGCTGAGGGTGGTGGGGTCTAGGGCGAACTCGGTGCCTTCTTCGGCGTCGAGGTTGAGGTAGCCGCGTCGCCATTCGGCGAGGCTGTACTTGACCCGGTCGGCCCAGAGCGCTTCGAGGGTGGTGGTGTGGCCGATCGCGGGATGGAACGCGAGGCTGGCGGGGTTCTCGGGGTCGCAGTCGGGGTCTGCGGCGGACTCGAAGTAGGCGACGGTGGCGTCAGGGTTGGTGGTGGCTTGGCGGCCGGTGGCGATCCAGCCGTTGAGCCAGGTGGACCGCCGGCCGCCTTTGGTGGAGAAGATCCACAGCTGCCGCCAGTCGGCGACGGTCTGGGTGGCGCCGATGGAGCCCATCAGGTCGTTGCCGGAAACGTCGTCGTGGCTGAACGCTTCGTCGACGCCGAGGAGGCTGACCTTGCGTTTCCCGTCGAGGCATTTCGGGCCGGGCGCGAACGGGGCGACCAGGCTGCCGTTGGTCCAGCGGACGCCGGGGCTGCCGGCGCTGCGGTCGATCTTGCGGACCAGGGCGGCGAGGCGGGGGTTGACGGTGGTGCCGAGTTCGTCGGCGGTGACGGGGTCGACCGCGGCGAGGATGCCGGTCTTCCAGAGGTCTTTGGCGGACAGGCCGGTTTGGGCGGTGGTGTAGGTCAGGTGGCGGGGGTGTCGGATCGAGCGGTCGATCTGGACGACGGTGAACTCTTGGGTCTTCCCGGCCTGGCGGGGGACGGTGACGACAACGACGGGGTAGCGGTACTGGCGGGGCCGGTCGGGGTGGTGTTCGGACGCGACGCGGGCCAGGTGGTCCTGCCAGGGCATGTGGGGGGTGCCGAGCATGCGGGCGACGTGGCGGAGCTGCGCGAGGTCGTGGCGGGCGCCGGGGGTGGCGGCGGTGGCGTAGCGGAACAGGTCAGCAGTCATGGCCGAGGGCTTCGAGTTCGCCGGCGAGGTCGTCGGGGTTGTCGGGGTCGGGTTCGATCTGGGGGAGGGCGGCGATCGCTTCGCGGAGTTCGCGGAACACCTGGGCGGCGGCGTAGCCCTTGGTGGTGGCGCC